GTCATTTTCACCCACTGTAATAGTAGAACTAAATTGAGAAGCTCCACTTACGTCAAGGGCACCGTTAAGATCAAGAGTTGTTGTAGCAATTTCTACTTCTGTATCAGCGTCAATATCTAATTGCCCATCTGTACTTGAACTAATAGATAAAGCTGAATCTCTAAAAAGAAGTTTATTTGCTGAGTTTAAAGTTAAACCTGTACCATCTGTGTGAGTTAAAGTTGTATCTGAATCTGCACCAAAACTTAATACAGCAGAATCACTTAATAATTTAACGTCATCACCAAGTACCACATCTTTTGCTACAGATAATCCACCATCAGTTTGTAATGAACCATCAGTTGTAGAAGTTGCTTCAGTCGTGTCATCTGTTTTTACAATTCCACTAGCTGTAACTGTTGTAGCCGTTAAGGCTTGTGCAGCAATCGTGCTACCGGATTGTGCCGTAAAAGTATTTGCTGTAAATTGAAAATCATCAGCTCCTGCAATTTTAATATCTATTTGGTCATCGGTATCTGCTGTAATGCTGGTATCGGCATCAGCATCAAGAATAAATTCATTACCATCTAAGTCGTGTGCTCCCGTAGAGGAAATGCCTGTATCGACCAGATTTGGATTAGTACCATCATCGGCAGTCGCATAAACAAATTTAGTTCCTTTATCAGTCGTTGCAAAAGTAACACTAGATCCTGATCCAGAAGCGTATTTGAATTGAACGGTATAAGCGCCTGACGTACCATTGACTAGAATATATAACTGTTGAACATCTAAAGGAATTGTTACTACAGTATTTTCACTAATCGTTCCTGTAAATTTTATAACTCTATGTGCAAGTTCCGCACCTGCTGATCCATCGGAAACGGATAATGTAGTAGGAGTTGATGTTACAGCTTTTTCAACATAGCCACCGACCATTTGTTCGATGATTTGTAAATTGGTATTGGTAGTTGATCCCCATGTTCCGGCATTTTCGCCGGTTGTCATTAATTCAGTACCTAGTCCCGTGTATGTTGATGCCATTAAGCGCTCCCTACAAAAATTTCTACATCACACGCTGCAGTATCTGCATCTACGGTAATGTCTACTAAATCTGAAAGACCTGAAGCTAAAGCCGATCCCGATGCTTTCATCGTATCAACCACGCCACCGCTATTATCACCTGGATAAATAAACGAGTGACCCGCATCAACTTTCATTCTATATTCTGTGTTGTCTTCGTCTCTAAAAGTTAACATAATATGATTTGAGTCGTCTAAATTTGTAATTCTAATGTATCGTACATCGCCGTCATCAAACATTCCTGCAACATAACCCACCTTGTTAGCGGTTACACCCACGTTACTAAGCGCTGATAAAAATCCTATTAATCCACATTCTGTGGTTGAAGCTGTTACGACTCTTTTTACAACTTCATTGACACTGGAAATTTCTAATGATCTTTCCGATCCATAGTCTATATTGTTGAGTGTGATTTCTTCTATTACTTTACAAGTTAGTGTTGCCATATTTTATCCTTACGGTGTCTGAACCGGAACGGGTATACGAGGTTCTCCATCCGTATAATCGTCTCGTCTTCTTCGACCTAATTGTTCTGCACCAAACTTTTGAATTTCTGTTTGATACTTTTGTTCATATAATTGTAACATATCTTGAGGACCTTTTAAATACCCATATGCTTCTACCAGACAAGCATATAAAAGTCCATTTCCAAAATTTATACTAAGATAGGTTGTCGTATTCGCTGAACTTAGTCCCTCAGGTTTTGCTGAATAATGAATTTTGTATGTATAAGCTGAATCAGGTGTCGGTACGACGGTAATTTTTCCTGAAGTCGTTGCTCCTTTTCCTGTCGCTCCGCCCGACATTGCATAGTATTTTGGTGTGCCGGTCGTTGTTTCAGCTGCATCGTATTCTCTTAAATAGCTAATATCTTTCTTAATCAACCAGCTATTAGTACCTGTTGCTGCTGACGTTGATGTATAAACTTGAACACCCCTAACATATAAAGTCCCTGCCGGTGTATAAACATTGTCTGTTGAAGCTGTTAAATTACCAATCATTTCTTTTCGATTGGCGTCAATGGGTATGTCCCTAAAAATTCGAGTTTCGGCATTATCAATAAATTGATCTGTGATCGTACTTGATAGGACAGAAGTTCCTACTTCAGTATAGTTCTGAATGGCTGTGGTTAATGTTGAATAAGTAAATCCGTGACTCATATTATGCTGTCAATGTTGCCGGGCCTGCCGAACAATTGTTGCCTCCTCCTGATATTCCTCCAGCTGTAGCAGTATTTGTATCTACAGTAAAGTGATAGTAGTCATTCGTGTTTGTAATGTCGCCGCTTGAATCTCGTGTCCCAACGGTAATCGAGTAGCCAGCAGCTTTTGCAATATTAGAACCACTGATACCGTCAAAATCAACAGGGTCCTGATAAGCGCTTGCATCAGAACTGGTCCAAATAGGACCTCTAAATCTAACCGTATCATCAGTAGATCTTCCATGGCTTTTTTCATAAACATTTATAATACCTGATCCTGCTGCAATTGTTTCAAAAGAATTTGGTTCTAACGGTGTTGCAACTGTATTTTCAGTTCTTGCTGGTCTTGCATATCTTAAGCCATGTCCTTCAGCACCATGTGATAGTGGTCCTAACTGAGGATGTTTAGCTTCATATTCAGATTGATGAACGAGCATACCATTCCATTCTTGAATCATTTCACTATATGGAAATTCCATACCAGATCGGTCTGAGATTGCTTTAGCGTATTTTCCTTTTGCAAATGCCATTATTTTTTATCCCCTTTTTTAAATGCTTTAATAACATCCTCCATAACAGCTTCATATTTTTTAGGTCCTACTTTTTCCACTTTTAATATAGTTTTATAAGGACTTATTTTTTTAACTGCTGCTTTAATTCCTTTAGTTACTAAATATTTTACTACCATAATTATCCACTCGGGTAATAAGACTCCGGAGTTATATAAGTGCTTGTAGAAGATCCATCTTCTGCCAAAGCTCTTTTTAATTCATCTTCGTATAATAATTTTAATTCTTGTACTCTTTGAGGTGCGTATTTTTGTGCTAAATAAAAAGATAATCCAGAACACATAGACGGCACAAAACGATAAGGTGTATCGGTTGCATCGGTATAAGTTGCATCCGCATCTTGAATTCGTTTTACAAAATAGATATGAACTTCTTTCGATGCATTAGATGAATCAGGTGTTGGATAAACAGTGACTGTTGTTTTATCAACAAGTCTTTGAACAAAATATCTAGAAGGAGTTCCTTTAGATAATTTATTAGTGAGTCCGGAATAAGTTGATCGATCGGTTTTTGTTAAAGAAGAGTCAGCTTCAGAAGTTGATCCTCTATCCGATCTTAACGTTGCTTCAAGAACATCCGCCACTCCATAAGTAGACGTTCCGCTTGTTCCACCTGCAGTGGTTGCAGACGTTCCGTCTCCCGTTGCTCTATAAAGAATATATTCAGCTTGACCTTCGACTAAATCAATATTGGTATCGCCTACTTCCCAGTAGTGCAAACCTCTATTACCCCATTCTTGAAAAAGAATGTTCAAGGATCTTCGTGCTGTTTTTAACTGATATCCTGAAACAGACTGTAAGCCAATTCGCTCGTAAGCTTCTTCAATGATCTCGTCTACAGCAAATGTCTTGTCAAAAGTGACTGTTCCAGAAGTAGTATTAGCCATTCGCTACCCCCTAACTATAAACTTTAATCCACTCGCAATGTACACTGGCTGTGTCTCCAGAAGTAACCGCTGGAAGAGTTAGTATAACATCTCCATCGGCTCCAGAAGCTTCAGTATTTTTTATTCCACCAATAGAACTAAAGTCTAAATACCCTCGCCCCTCTAATGTTAAAAATGCAACATTACTAGTGGCATTCCAGTATAATCTTACAGCATCTACTTTTGCTGTTACTGAAACATTATACCAAACCTTATTCAATCGAACTCTAGAACATGCAGTACCGGTGTTTCCATGTGATTTCCTGATATTAGAAACATCTACAAGTGTTCTTGTAGCATCTCCAGTACTATCTGAAATATTAGTGTAAGTCGTTATTAGTTTTTTGTCGCCATCAAATTGTGTGACAGCTGAAACTGCATCCGCCATATTTTTTTCTCCTCCTTTTCAAGGGTGGGGTCATTAC